TACGATGACAGGGAAGCTCACGCTCCCTGCGGCTACAACCACGTCTGCTCCATTGAGCCTTGGGTCTAGTGGCGTTCAACCAACTTCTCCAGCGGTTGGAGACGTTTGGATTAGAAATAATGCACTTCAATACAGGGGATCAAGCTCAACGGTAAATACTGTGGCGGCAACAGCGGAACCAAACGTATTCAGCGTAAGGCAAGCCATTCAGGCCACAGACACTCTCCCAGCATTGCGTGTCACTCAACTTGGCACAGGCGAAGCCCTGCGAGTGGAAGATGAGGCAAACCCAGACACAACCGCATTTGTCGTATCAAACAACGGACGTGTTGGCATTGGCGTTGCGCCAGATGCATCGGTCGCATTGTCCGTGGACACGAGCGGCATCAAGTTCGGAGATGGAACCATCCAGACCACTGCATCTGCTGGCGCAGCAGGCGTATCCTCATTCTCCGCAGGAACCACAGGGCTCACACCAGCCACTGCATCCACAGGAGCGGTTACGCTCGCAGGGACTCTGGCTCTTGCAAACGGAGGCACAGGCGCAACAACTCAACCAGGCGCAGCCAATGCGGTGCTGCCATCACAAACGAGCAACAGCGGCAAGTTCCTGACGACGGACGGGTCGAATGTATCGTGGGCAACGGCAGGCGGTGGAGGGGGTGGAACCCCTGTGGATAGGCAAGTGTTTACCTCCAGCGGAACATGGACGAAACCAGCGGGAGCAAAGTTCATCCAAATCACCGCCATATCACAAGGATCTTCTGGAGGCCCTGGCTTTAAGGCAATCGCAGGAACATCAACAGCAGCATACGGAGGTTCTGGAGGGGCATCTGGGGGAAGGGTAATAGTGGCAATGCCAGCAGACAATCTGCCAAGTCAATTTAGCGTAAGTATTCCAGCATTAAAAAGCCTGTATTATCCATCATATTTAGCAAACACATACGGACAAAGCACAACAGGCACGGATGCATCGGGCATTTTGATACATGGAATACTTGGACTTCCTGCAAACGCAGGCGGGATGGGAACATTAAGTCCGTTCAACGGTTCAACACCAGGTGGAACTAGTGCTGGATACGACGGCAATCCAGGGTTAGCACCAGGTTCAAGTTTCAGTACCAGCACAAATACTGGAAGAGTCGCAGCAGGAGGGTCTGGCGCAGGGGGAGAGAAATCTACGATATTTGCAACCCCGACGCTTATTGGGCCGACTATAAATCCCATAACCACAAACTTCACAGCTCAACCCGAAGCTGCGTGTATGGCCGGAACGGGCTCGTTTGGCGACAGAAACTCCTCTGGAGGTGCAGGAGGAATTACGGCACTTACTTCAACGGGATTAAGCGGGAGCGGAGGCGATGGTGGGAGCTGGTATCCACCAGTTAATCTTACTGGGGTTTCAACAACAAACGGACAGACAACTGTAACTTGCACATCAACGGCAGGATTAGTTGTTGGGATGGGGATTGCAAATTGCCCGACCATTTCAAGCCCAGCTTCAAGCGCTGCGCTAAACACAGTTGCTTCAATTGTAAACGCAACTACATTCCTACTGACGGCAAGCGCAACAGGAACGGCAACAAACCAGACAGCACTTGCAACTTGCGGATACGGAGGAGGCGGGGGAGGAGGAGGCATTGCAAGGGCAGGCACGCCAATTCTAGTAACAGGGATCAATCTCACGTCGGGCAGCACCACGGTTAACTGCACTTCAACAAGAGGCGTCATTGTCGGATTGACCATTTTCAACAACGCCAACATCCCAGCAGGAACAACAGTCGCATCCCTAGTTAGCGAGACGCAGTTTACAATCAGCGCAGCGGCTACAGGCAACGAGACAGGTGGAAAACTGGTAGTTGCTGGGATAGGCACGATGGCTGGTCTTTCAACAACAGTAAACTCCAAAGCAGCAACAGTTTCATCAACGCTTGGGCTAACATGGGGACAGGCGTTGTGGGCGAGCACTGGGATTACACCAAGCACTTCAGACTCTGGATACAGGCACGTTGAAGGAGTGTCTTCAGCAACGGCATTCACGTTATCAACGAACGCATCGTCAACAGTAAGCAATCAAACGCTTACCGTAATGAACTGCGTTGGGTTCCTTAGCGGGGCAAACACAACATCTGGATCTCCAGTTGTAACTGTATCTGACGTAACGCCACTTTACGTTGGAATGGCAGTTTCAATCGTTGGCTCTGGGACATGGTCAACAACTTCCGGCTCGACAACAGCAACAGCCTCGGCGGCATTTCCCGTTGACGTAACATCTGTTATGTTCCTAGGAGATGGAGTTGGGGCAGCAGGAGCGGTTGTGTCAGGATCCGCAACCGCTGGATCAACTAGTGTTACATTAGCATCGGCAGCAACTGCAACTGTTTCAAACAAGCCATTCTATTACACTTGCCCAACAAACACGCTGGTTTTTCCTACGGTCGGCTCTGCAAAGGCTAGGCTTTCATACGCAAAAATCGTATCCATAAATAGCGGAACGAACGAAATAACGCTGGATCAAAATGCGCTTGCAACAGTATCAAATCAGTCGCTTGCATATGCGTTTGTTGGAGGAGCAGGTGGGCGCGGCGGTTCCGCTGCAGTCGAAATCGTAACGTATTTCTAATATGACAAACAACTGGGCCATAGTATCAAACAGCACGGCTATCGTGCAGATGGTGATAGCATGGGATGGTGTAACGCCGTATACACCGCCAGAAGGAACAACGCTTTACCAGTTGCAGTATGCTGGGCAAGCATTTGAAGGCTGGACACGCAACGAAGACGGCAGTTTCACTCCTCCTCAAGATGCCTAAATCCGTATCACTCTCCGTAGGTCGCGGCGAAAAGCTCCCAGCCTCCAAAGGGGCAGGGCTCACAGCCAAGGGTCGCGCCAAATACAACGCAGCCACAGGCTCCAAGCTCAAGCCTCCAGCTCCAAGTCCCAAGACCAAGGCAGACGCAGGCCGTAAGGCCTCGTTCTGCGCAAGGATGAGCGGGATGCCTGGGCCTATGAAGGATGAGAAAGGCCGGCCTACGCGCAAAGCTGCTTCACTCAAACGCTGGAACTGCAAATGAAAAAGGGACTCTACGCCAACATCCACGCCAAACGCGAACGCATTGAAGCTGGCAGCAAAGAGCGGATGCGTAAGCCGGGTTCCAAGGGAGCGCCGACCGCAGCCGCGTTCAAGGCATCAGCAAAGACCGCCAAGAAGAAGTAAATGGAAGTACCGGTACTCAGCGGCATCTACACCAATGGAGCGAGCGACTTCCGTCGCAGCTACCCGCGCAACCTCGTACCGGTCATCCAACCAAACGGCATCAGCAACGGTTACCTGAGGCCGGCTGATGGCATTGTGCAGTTCGGCACAGGCCCAGGACTCGACCGAGGCGGCATTGAGTGGAAAGGCACGCTGTACCGCGCCATGGGCACCAAGCTCGTCAGCGTGGATGTTCTCGGCGGCGTCACGGTGTTGGCTGATATTGGTGGGTCAGGGCAAGTCACCTTCGACTACTCAACCGACCTGCTTGCAGTGCTGTCAAACGGTACGTTGTACTACTGGAACGGCACGGTTCTGACCCAGCTCGCAGACGATCCTGAACTTGGGCCGCTCATCGACTTTTGTTGGGTGGACGGGTACTTCTTCGTCACCGACGGCTACCTGCTGGCTATTACCAGCATCAGCGACCCAACGGTCATCTCGTACAAAGCGACCAGCGAGGCCGACCCAGACAGCGTTATCTCCATTCAGAAGTTCAGGAACGAGGTCTATGCGGTTAACCGACACACCATCGAGCTCTTCAACAACGCGGGGCTTGCAGGGGACTTCCCGTTCGTGCGCGTTGAGGGAGCCCAGATACAGCGAGGGGGTGTGGGAACGTACACCTCATGCGTCTATCTGGATGCTATGGCATTCGTCGGAGGCGGGAGAAACGAGCAGGTCTCGGTATGGCTCGCGACTGGGGCAAACACGGTCAAGGTCTCAACCCGCGAGATTGACCAGATTCTGGCAAGTTACTCTGAAACTACTCTGGCTCAGATTGTCTGTGAAACGCGTCTTCACGATGGACTGAACCACCTGTACATTCACCTTCCTGACCGCACGCTTGTGTACGACGGCACAGCCTCGCAAATCGCCCAACAGGCCGTTTGGTTTGTGCTCGCAGACGGCATTGTTGGCAACAACGGCTACCGCGCACGCAACTTTGTGTACGTCTACGACAAGTGGGTGTGTGCTGACACCACAACGGCGAACCTCGGCTACACGGTAGACACCATCTCGTCGGTGTGGGGAAACTTGACCGGCTGGCAGTTTGAAACACAGATTTTCTACAACGAAGGTAAAGGTGCTATTTTCCATGAGATGGAACTTGTTGCACTTACTGGGCGGGTGGCGCTTGGCGTTGACCCAACCATCTTTGCAAGCTACTCAGCAGACGGTCTGACTTACTCGGTCGAACGCGGCATAAAGGCCGGTAAGATTGGCGACTACTACAAGCGCCTGACGTGGATGCGTAACGGTCGCATGGGAGATTGGCGAACGTACCGGTTCCGTGGGACGAGTGACGCGCATATGTCCATCGCACGACTTGACGCAAGGCTCGAACCACTTGTCTGGTAATGGCGAACCGCATCAATCTCAACCGAAACGACCTAGCAAAGTTCTTGCCTGATCAACGGGCAATCCGAGCTTTCGAGGAACTCTTTGCCAGCGTCCCTACAGCCACCGAAGCGAACGAGTTCGAGTCCGCCGGCGCTCAAGCAAATGCACAGCAGGCGCTGGACTCCATCGAACGCCTCTCAAAGCTTGTTGAGCTATATGCCACAGCTCCCGCGCCAGAACCACTGCGCCAGCTTCGCTATGGCACCTTTTATGATACGACAACGCAAACGTCCACGGTCATAAACACGCCAAAGGCCGTCACATTCAACTCAACAGACCTGAGCTTCGGTGTACGCATTGGAACGCCTGCAAGCCGCATTTACGTCGATTCTGAGGGCATATACAACTTCCAGTTCTCAATGCAGTTGGACAAGACCGCAGGAGGCGTCGGTTTGTTCTACCTGTGGGCGGCTATCAATGGCATTAACCAAACCAATTCTGCAACGCAGGTTCGTCTTCAAGGCAACAACGCGGAAAGTGTTGCGGCATGGAACTTCGTGTATAGAATGAACGCGGGAGATTACCTTGAGTTTGTTTGGTCATCGGACGTGACAGACCTCGAAATCAAGGCTTTTACCGCAGCCCCACCGGTGCCTGGTATTCCGTCCGTTATTCTCACCGTAACAACTGTCCCGCTGTATGGCCGTTAACGTCAAAAACATCATCCCGCCCAAGCAGGCTGAGGCTTCACAGACGACTCAGTACACGGCGTCTAATGCCAAGTGCATCATCGACAAGTTTACCGCTACGAACACTTCTGCCAGCAATGTGACGTTGTCGGTCAACTTGGTTCCTTTGTCAGCTTCCGTAGGTGACGCAAACTTGATTCTCGACGCCAGAACGATTTTTCCAAACGAGACCTACACTTGCCCGGAACTCGTCGGACAGGTTCTTGAAGTAGGCGGACGCATATCGACCCTAGCAAGCGCAGCCGTTTCAATCACCATTACTGCTTCGGGGAGGGAAGTGACGTAATGAGTGAAGAACTTTCAGTACCGGTAAACGATCAGATTGAGAGCCTTGAGAAGGAACTTCTCAATCTTCCACAGGTTGAGTGTCCGTTAAAACACAACTTCGCGCCTGGGGTCTATATGCGCGAGATAACAATGCCTGCTGGCAGTTTTATCATTGGGCACGAACATCTTACTGAGCATTTCAATGTGGTTCTTACCGGCAAAGCCCGAGTGATGATTGACGGCGTTATCGAAGACCTTGTTGCGCCGTGTTATTTCATCTCAAAACCCAATGTCAGGAAAGTGCTCTTCATTTTGGAAGAGATGAAGTTTGCCACCATTCATCCAACAGACGAGACCAGCGTTGAGGTTTTGGAGTCAACATTGGTGCGTAAAAGCAACTCTTTCATCAAGTTTGAAGAAGCAAAAGCTCTACTTGAAAGTTTAACCACTTAGGAGGATTAAAAAATGGCATTTGTAGCAGTAGGAACAGCAATTGCAGTAGGAGGAGGAGCGGCTTTAGCAGGCGTAGGCACGGCAACAGCGATTACCGCTGGGCTTGCGGCTGGTGGTATTGGCGCAAGTATTTACGGACAAAAGAAGGCTTCTAGCGCAGCAAAGGCTGCTTCAGAAAAAGCAGCGGCAGCTCAGTTGCAAGGTCAAGACGCTGCTATTTATGAGCAACGCAGACAGTTTGATGCAATGCGGGAGATTCTCTCGCCATACATCAATGCTGGTCAGCCTGGGCTTACACAACCATACATCGGCGCTGGCCCGGGGGCGCTTCAACAAATGCAGCGGCTTGCCGGTCTTGGCGGTGAGCAGGAGCGCCAAAGAGCCCTTTACGCTATTCAACAATCGCCGCAGTACAATCAACTCGCTGACATCACAAAAGAGAAAATTGATGAGCTTTATAGAACTAGAGAAAAACAAAGAGAAAAAATCAAAGGAGAAGATGCTTTAGCTGAGTTTGATTTATCGACTAATGCTGCTGCCAGAAACATTGAGGCCCAAGGATACGCGCAGCAACAGGCTCTATTTAAACCGATTCTTGAGGACAAGCAGTACGAACAGCTTGGCATCGAACAGCAACGTCAAGCTATCCAGCAGATTGAGCAGGGGCCGCTTTACCAAGAACTCGCCAAGCAGGGCGAGGAAGCGATTCTTGCAGCGGCGTCAGCCACCGGGCGGCGCGGTTCTGATGGCACTCAAAGCGCACTCGCACGGTACCGTCCGCAGCTTCTTAATCAGCTTATCGATCAGCAGTACGCACGTCTTGGTGGTCTCTCCAATGTAGGACAGGCAGCAGCGCAGAATATGCTTAACTTGGGTCAAGCGTCTGCGGCAGGACAAGCTGCTGGCGGCATCCAGTCTGGAAATGCAATTGCTGGTCTTCTCTCGTCACAAGGAGCAGCGCAGGCCGCTGGGATTCAAGGAGCAGCAGCGGCTCGGGCTGCTGGATATACTGGTATGGGGAATGCAATTGGAAGCGGATTCCAAAACTTTGCTCTGTTGAATCAGTTAAGTGGAGGCTTTGACAGCGGCGGAGGCGGCTATGAATCCTTTGCCGGTTCTGGCGACTGGACAATGGGACAGGAGGCGCACCCTGGATTTATGTCCACCAACGTGTAAAATTATGGCCGATTTCAACTACAACATTCCAATTCAGCCTCCAAATCCAGGTCTGTTCGGAGGTAATCTGATTCAAGGGCTCTCAGCTATTGAGGGGATTAAGGCGTCTCGCGCCCAGCAGGAACAAGCGGCGATGATGGCCCCGCTCCAGATTCAAGCCGCTCAACTCGGTATCCAAGGCCAACAACAGCAGATGGCACAGAGCGCGGCGGCGGCAAGGCGTGCAGAGTTTGGATTCCAGCAGCAGTTGCAGGCGCTTCAGGCTGAGAGGGCAAGGCAACAAGAAGTTGGAAAGGCGTTCAACAGCTTTGTAAGCTCTGAAGAAGCTGGCACAGAAGCGCTCTTGCCGGTGATTGGGAAGTTGAACAAGGCAGAGTTAGATGCTGCTACTGCGGCAGCTCAAATCCGTCTTGGTCAGATTGCCAGCAAGATGGATCCAAACGATCCAGACCCAAAATCCGTACAACAGATTGGGCAGTTGAGTGCGCTTCTGCCTTCAAAGGAGGCTGAAAGGTATGACAACATCCTGAAAGCCATGCCAAACAAGTACCGTGATGGGCTTGTGAACACCATGCAGGACGCTGCGATGTTTGGGATGTCAGGGAACAACACCGAAGCGTTTAAGTTGATAAACGACCAGATTTCTGCATTTGCAAAAGACCCTAATCCGGTTGCTCAACGGATGTCTAAAGAGCTTCAGACAGCTTTAGACAGACTGCCAGAAGAAGCGCCTCCTGCAATCTGGGCAAATGTTGCTTACAGCAATCTTTTGAAAGTAGACCAAAAGAAAGCAGATTCTTTTTTGGGCTTCCTCAAGGAACGCGCTCCTGAGCAGGTTGCCAAAACCGAGTCCGAGACATCGTTGAAGAAAGCAGAGGCTCGACTTAAGGATTTAGAAGCAGACTTCAAGAAATCTGGCGCGCTTGACCCAGAGAAGAAAGCTTCGCTAGAAATTCAGATGAAAGAAAACTTTGAGGCTGAACCTTTTGTTAGAAATTATATTGCAAGAAGAGACCTCGTCACAGCGGTTCAGTTGGCAAAGGAACTTAAGAGCATCCCTGGTGATGCGTCAGCAATTGTTGCGGCTGTCAAAATCAATGACCCAACGTCAACGGTCAGCGTGACTGAAGCAGGAATGGTTACCGGTGGGACGATTCCAGCCGCATTCAGATCGCTTGTTGCTAAAGTAAACGAAGGAGGAAAGCTTTCCGAGAAAGACAGGGACGACTTGATTCGGATGTCAGAAAGGCGGATGCAGCAATCTGAAAAAGAATACAATAAATATCTAGAAAGTAACAAAGCTATTGCTGAAAGGCGTGGCCTAGATATTCAAAACATCTTCTCGCTTCCAAATGCGCCAGTTGAGTCTGTACTTGGAAGCAAAGCGCCACAGACGCGCCAAGAACAACTCAAGAACAAGTCCGTACCACCGCCGGTGCCGACAGGTGCTGCGCCAGTAGGAACTGGAATGAGCGCAATAGATGCAGCCATTCAGAAATACAGGAGCAAATAATGGCTACCATTGAAGAACTCTCAGATGCCCTGCTGAAAGCAGACAAGGCAGGCAATGTTGATGATGCTCGGATGTTTGCCGACGAAATCGTTCGGCTGCGTCAACTGCAAGGCCCACCGGCTCCTCCAGAGGCTACACCAGCCGAGGCACCGCTGCCGTCTGCTGCCAGTGAAGAGGCGATGATTGGGATACCGGAGACGACGGCGGGAGGGTTGGCGGGTGGAGCGTTGCGTGGACTCAGCCCTGCGGCTCTTGGGGCTGTTGGAGGCGCAATCATGGGTGGAGCACCCACTGGTGGCATTGGCGCCGTTCCTGGTGCCCTTATCGGGGCTGCTGGCATGACTCTGGCCGATCCGGTTGTTTCTGGCATCAACTCGCTTTTCGGTACGCACTACACAAAACCGTCTGATGCGCTAAACCACTATCTCACTCAGCTCGGAGTGCCTAACCCTGACACGCAAGCAGAACGCCTTGCAGGAGCAGTAGGACGCGGTGTTGGTGAAGGTCTTGGTCAGGTCGGCCTTGGCAAGGCACTCATGGCATCAGCCAGACCGGCGATGCAGGCAGCAGGACGGTTCTTTTCGGAGAAGCCTGCTGAACAGATAGCTTCTAGCGTTGGAGCAGAAGTTGGTATGCAGGCGGCTAAAGAGGCTGGTTACGGCCCTACAGCGCAGCTTCTGGCCGGTCTTGGCGGCGGCATGGGTGCTGGTATTGGCGCAGGTGCTAGAATCGGCGCAGCCGCCGCTCTTCCAGAAGGCGCGGTACAGGCCGAGAAACGCGGCATCGAGACGATTACTTCCCAAGAGTTCAAGCCAGAGACGCCACTTGGCAATGCACTGGCAAAGGCCAGAGAGATTACACCGTTTGGAACCGGCTCGCTTCTACGCAAGCAAGAGAAGCAGCGGTCAGAGGCAATCCAAGATTTTGTGTCTGAATACGCTGGTGTTGGAAGCCCTACGCTCACGGAGGAATTGGCAAATCAGGCGATTTCTCAGCGTGAGAAGATTGTTAAAAAACTGTCAGGGAATAAGCAGGATGTTCTCGGAAGGCTTTCTATGACAGGTCAGCTTGTAGATATGTCTGCAACGGCCAAAAAAGCCGAGGACTTGGCGCTTGAACTTGAGAACATTAGCCCAACAGCAAACAAGCAAGCGATTGACGATCTCATCAACTTCTCCTCTGAAATTGTCGGCAAGACACCTGAAGAGGTTGAACAAAGACGAAAGGTTCTTTTTAAGAGTTTGACAGACCCAACTATCGGAACGCCAAAGGACATGGCTTCAAAAGCCTACAACGAGGTTTATACAGCGTTGAATCAAGACCTTGGCAACCACATCAAACAGTTTGGAAAACCAACTGATTTCACCAAGTGGAGTGTTTCAAACCGTGCTCTTTCTGACCTTGCAGATGACCTTAAGGCGTCCTCGTTTAACTCGCTTCTCAAGAAAGGCGAGTTGACGCCTGAAATCGTTAACAACGTGCTTTTTACGGACAAGAAGAGCAGCATCGAAAGACTCTATAGAAACCTGTCAACAGAAGGGCGTGAAGTTGGAAGAGCGGCAATTATCACCCGTGCATTAGAGAATGCCACTGACCCGTCTGGCGTGATTGTGCCCAACCGGTTTGCAACTCAACTTGGGAAACTTGAAAACCAAGTGAACGTGTTCTTCACAGGTTCTGACCTAGACAGTGTGCAGGGGCTTCAGAAGGCTTTAAACTACACTCGTAGGGCTGGAGAGTTTGCAGCAAATCCACCAACTGGCGCACAGGCCGTTCCGTTTGTTGCGTTCTCTGGTCTTCAGAGTCAACTCGGACTTGTCGGAGCTGGCCTTGCCGCAGCACTAAACACCGGTCTTGTGCGCTTGTACGAGTCCAAGGCAGGTAGGAACCTTCTCGCCCAACTTGGCAGGGTCAAGAGCAACAGCAGTTCAGAGCGAGCGGTATTGACCAGTATCGCAAACTACATGGGCTCCAACAAAGACATCCTCAAGCCCAGCGAAGAACCACCTCAAGAGTAACACACCATGGCCTACATCGTCTCTCCATTCACGACCTTCGCCGATACAGACGGCTCACCGCTCAATAACGGTTACGTTTATATCGGAACGGCGAACTTGAACCCGGTCACCAACCCAATCTCGGTGTACTGGGACGATGCGCTTACCCAGCCAGCAGCGCAGCCTCTGCGCACGTTGAATGGCTTCTTCTCGCGTTCTGGCACACCAGCTCGCGTGTACACCTCCGCGACGAACTTCTCGATGGTTGTGAACGACAACAAGGGCGAGCTCGTTTACTCGGCCATGAGCACCGCTGGTGATGTGTCGCAAGCAGACTTCGCAGCGTTTCAAGCCAGCGTGAACGCCAGCCTTGCTACCAAGTTGAGTTTGACCGGCGGAACGATGACAGGCGCTATTGTGCTTCCGGGTGCTCCGAGCGCAGCCTTGGAAGCGGCAACCAAAGGCTACGTTGACACAGCGGACGCTCTAAAAGTCAACAAGGCCGGCGACACCATGACCGGCAAGCTCAATATGGCAGCGGCTGGCATTGGCTTCTCAGACACATCGACGCAGACTACAGCAGGCGTAGCGAAGACCGGTGACACCATGACAGGGCTGCTTGTGCTCTCTGGGGCTCCAGTAGCGACTCTTGGAGCGGCAACAAAAGGGTACGTCGATACGACGGCAGCAACCGGAAGTCCTGTTAAAGCGTGGGTAAATTTTAACGGAGTACCATCAAATGGAACATACACTCGCGTTGGGACGCTGATTACGGTCACGCTGACCGCCCACGATATGACTACTGGACAAGTTGCAAACCTGTCCTTTACAACGGGCGGTGCTACATCTGGAAGTTATACGATTACCGTCTTAGACGCTAACAGCTTTACTGTCACTGATTCTATTTCTGGTTCAATACCAAGTGGGAATGTCACCAGAAACAATTTCATCCGAGCAAGTTTCAATGTTTCAAGCATTACGGACAACGGCACGGGCGACTACACAATAAACTTTGCTTCAGCATTGGTAGACGCCAATTACTGCGTGAGCGGCATGATGATTGGTGGGGGCCCCGCCAACTCAGGCACTATAAATATAAAAGCAGCAACTACGCCATCTGTAAATAGTGTAAGTATTCGTACGTTAGGTATAGCGTCAGGCGCACCCGGTTCCTCTGGTTTTACAGATCCGACATACGTTACGGTTGCAATCATTCGATAAAAACACGTTATGCAAAACAAACGCATTATCTACCCAACTGACGAAGGTGGAGTTGCTATCGTTATACCTGCTCCAGATTGCAGTCTGTCCATTGAGGAGATTGCAGCCAAGGACGTTCCTGCTGGGAAGCCGTTCAAAATCGTGGACGCAAGCGAGATTCCAACCGATCGCACGTTCCGCAACGCTTGGGAGTTTCAGCCATGATTACCATCAATTTCGATAAAGCGAAGGCCATCGCTCACGACAAACGCCGCCAGTTACGCGCTGCGGAGTTCGCCCCATACGACGATGCAATCGTCAAACAAATCCCAAATGAAGCAGAGACCGCTGAAGCGGCTCGCGTTTTGATTCGGGAGAAGTACGCTCAAGTGCAGGTCGCCATTGATGCGGCCCAAGACGTGGACGGTTTGAAAGCAGCCCTCAATCTCTGATTATGAAGTACATACTGAACCGGTTGTTCGAGCCCTCCACATGGCGTGGGCTGGTTTCATTGGCAACGCTCTTTGGGCTAAAACTGGCCCCAGACCAAGCCGATGCGATTCTAACCGCTGGCGTAAGCGTCTACAGCGCCATCAACATCTTTCGTAAGGAGAAACCGTGATTGCCGACATCTCACTTGAACCCATGGTAAACCAACTTGTTGCTCAAGGGCCGCTGGCGTGTGCGCTGGCGGTTGCTATCTGGTATCTCTCACAGAAGATTCGCGAGTGCGAGGATGACCGCAAGGAGCTTTGGAAGAAGGTGAGCGAAATATCAGAGCGGTTCTTCCAAGAACACAAATGATTCTCTCTGACGACGGTCTAAAGCTCATCATCGATTTCGAGGTGGGCGGCGGTGAGGAGTACTACCGCAAGTTCCTTCAGAGCCCTACTTGGCCTGGGGAGCAGAGCGGCGTAACGATTGGGATTGGCTACGACTTGGGCTACACCACACCGCAACAGTTCGATGAAGCGTGGGAGGAACTTCTCCCTGAGTCCGATTACGTTGCGCTCACCGCCGCCCTCGGAGTTAAGGCCAACGCAGCTCGCGAACTTCTGCACGCATCCCCAACGATGCGCTCGATTGTCATTCTCTGGCAAAAGGCCGTTGAGGTTTTCCAAAAGAACACGCTGCCAACATTTTACCTGCGGATGCTACGCATCTACCCACAGGCAGAAGACCTGCCTGACGAGGCGCGGGACGCCCTTATCTCATTGGTATTCAACCGTGGAACGGCACTCGCAGGGGAAAGACGCTCGGAGATGCTGGGCATTCAGAACGCCATGCGTGATCGCCGGTTCTATGACGTACCGGAACTCATCCGCTCAATGAAACGGTTGTGGCCTAACACCAAAGGCTTACAGCGACGCAGAGACGCTGAAGCAGACCTGTTTGAAAAGGCTCTTGAGCCTAGGCGTAAGCGATAAACTCAAGGCCCTTGCCTTCAATCTTCGGGAGCATACCGTTCTCGTCGTAAATCCCTGCGCCTTTAGGGATAATAGTGTCTGGAGGAAGTGCGCTACCCATGGTGGCAATCGGCCCAGATGAAGAGTGTACTTTCGGAGCAAGCACCAAGAGGCCGGCTTGCATTCCATGAACACCGGTGTACCGCTCGACTAGAGCTTGAAAAGAGACAGGTTCCATGGGCCAATACGTTGCGAGAAAACGCCTTGCGACGAAATGAAAAAAGATGTTGCGATACGCAAAAAATGCGTACATCTTCATCCCCGCCATGAGCTACCAAAT